GAGGACAGGCCATCTTTGGCCATAAGTCCATTGGATCCAGTCAAGGCGTTGGTCAAGGCCCCTCCAGCCCTAGGCAACATCCCGAAGTTGGGAGTATTGACATTACCAATCAGGCTCCAACCCGTATTATTGGTCAGTCGATTATACATATTATGTGTATCTGTTTGATACCATAAACTCCCGACACCAGCTTGGCCCATGGGGGAGAGAGTCACAATCATCGTTTCCGATGTAATATAATTGTCATAAATATTCGTGTAGTATTGTCCAATCCCGCCCGCTGGACCACTAATTTGGGTTCCAATTGCAATCCCGTAGGGCAACAGTCCGGTAGTATCATCCAACCCTTGACCAGCAACCAAAGTTTGAGCGGTCGCCGTAACGGTCAAAACGTTCAGGGCCAAAGAAGCCGTGATATTGAACGTAGAAGACGGATCTTGGGTGGACGGTGCCACAAATATCTGAGAGGTTGAAATCATGGCGTAATCGACTTGGATTGCAGAAGTTGGGTGAACGTATCCATGTAGGCTTTGGCCGTTGCAAGAGAAGTGGTATCACTCTGGTCTAGCGACAATAGCCAAGATGCTCCAGCATACTTGACATACTGTTGAACTCGGTCGGGTATACGGTTATCAATATAATCGGTTGGGTTACTTAGAAGTTGAGGTTGCTGGACATACCCTACTGTAAGATATCCATTCTGGAGCAAGAGTGTTTGGGCGTAGGGGAAAGGGAAAACAACAATTCTGGATGAGTCATAGAAATCCCACCGTTGGGGAATCCCCTTGGAATTTCTCCAATTGGGATTGTAAATATCTTCTGATTCCATATTGGTTTTATTCAATGGTATTGTTGCGTCCGTAAATGGCGGGGCACTACCGAAGAATAAATTAGGCCCATATCCAAATAGCACCGATTTAATCTCAATATAATCCGTCAGATCATATGGAGTGATTCCGTCAGAATAAAGGCCATATAAGCTAAAGGGGACCCATGGAGGAATGTTTGTTCCATTTTGGTCACCAATAGGCGGAGTCCCGATTTGGTTTTGTGGGACAATGACTTCTGTATAGGTAAACCCCATTAAGGTATTTAGTTCCTTAATGCCCCAGTTAATAGCATCATTCAGTTGCGCAATTGTAAACCTAGTTCCGCTGTAATCACCAAGTAGGGCTTGCAGATCGGCCTGTAACTGGAACAACTGATAATTCTTAATTGGCGTTGGCATATTAGTTAGGCCCCGGCATCAAAGTTGGGTTATAGAAGAACGGGAAGTAACGGTTGCCACGACCACCAAACAACGGAGTTTTGAATTCGGGGGAACCGCCAATCCCCAAAGCACCCATTGTCCGTAGGCCACTCTTTAGACGTTCATATTCCATGCGCCTATTTTCACTCAGAATCAGATTTTGGTCTTCTCCGGGAATGGCCAGCCAATCGGCTAGAGCTAGATTTACGATAGCATCCCTGGCCTCATCTGGAAGGTTTAAAACAACATCAGCGATATCACCAATCGGAGTTGCAGAATAAGTGACCTCAATAGCAGTCTGATAGCCCTGGGTCGGGTAAAGGTCAATGATGGTCCCGGCATAAGTAGGGAAGGTCGGCAAAGTCGGATTTACAACCGTAGTCTGCATCTGGCCGGATCGCTGACTCCAGCGGTTAGCTTGGGTTACATTGGTGAAAGTGGAGCCATTATTCAGACTAGAGTTCCAGTTGGACTTTGGACGGTTATTGATCAGCTGTTGAGTCTGCCAATTCTGTTGGACCAACGTATCATAATTCTCAACCGGAGTCACAGACCATACGGACCCATTGGATTGCAGAATATCGCCGCCCTTACACACCAAGGTCCCTACCGTGACCGTGCCCTGATAAACAATGTAGAATCCTCCATTGACTACCGTATTGGCAGCCGGAACCGTGCTGGAGGGGAATAACCATCCTTGAAACGTCCCAATAGAGAACAACGGCAAAGTAACCGTCCGGACTTGTAGAACTCTAAGAACTTCAGCCGATGTTTTCTGGGCAATTACTGGATCTATTCCACTCAGAAAATCCGGGGTAGAACCATCCCAGGATGTGGGCAGGATCAATTTATTCAGGTCAGCAGCCTGCACATAATTGGGAAGGTGGGAACTAGCATTCCAATAGGGGATCTGACTAGTCAACATTATCTCATTACAATTAATCGGGACAGGGTAAACCGTAGTCACAACTTGACCCAGGAACGATTCACGGAAAACCCGCTTTGCCGCTTCCTGGGTCAGTCGTTCCGCAAGCCCTACATCCAGCTTGGGGCGCATCAGGGACACCCGGATAACAAGCTCCCTGACCGTGAAATTGCTCATTTTTACACCTTGGGCAGTTCTTCCGCCCTAGCTTTAACGATCAACGCAGACTGTGCCTGTAGAATTTGCAGTTTAAGATCGCCCCGGCGAGTGCCCTTGACACCATACAGCCGTCCGATTTCCTGAAGCTTACGCATATTGCAGCCGTCCAGTTCCCGTTCGGTATACATGGCTCGCATCTCAGAACCATTCTCACCATCAACTTCCATGACAGTAGGTTCTCGTTCGTCCATAATCAGGGTAAATTCCGGAGTAGCGCCAATCGAATTCATCTTGGCGTTGTAATACAGAAGGTCCCAACGCGCTCGGGGATCGAGATTCCGCAGGAAAGATCGACCGGAATAATTATTGATCACTTCCTTGCACTGCCGACATTCAAGTTTGATTTCATTCGGGGGGAAGGTATCTACGGAAACGGATGCCTGAGACATTTTGGACCTCTGTTGAAGTTATATTGGGAAAGTGTGGGGGCCGTGTCGCGCACGATCTTAGGCCCCCACGGATTGCTTAAGCCAAGACGACAGACAGTTCAACCAGCAGCCAGGGCTTGGTAACCAGGAACCCGAAAAAGTTCTGGCAACGGGTGCCAATACCGAACTTATTGGGCAGAACCAGATCAGCCTGAACGTTAGTGAACTTGGTCGCCATAGTGACAGCCTCGGGATGACCCGCAACAGTCAGATAAGGCGAAGCGGTAGTGCCAGCGCCCGGGACAAACGGGCTCTGGAGGACGTTAAACCCATTGATATAAGCCAAGAAGCCTTCGTAAAGAGCGCCCTTGGGGGTGCCAGCATTCAGGGCATAGAACGCAGGATTAACAGTCAGGCCCAGACGCATATTTGGATGGATGACCAAATAGCGATCTTCCCAAGGAGCAACATCGACACCGTTACCGGCACCAATGTCGAGATACTGAGAAGCCTGAGCCACATAGTTGACGGCATTGGTAACGGGCTGAGTGGCACTGATACCGGAACCCCAGGCAGTAGTAGCACCCGTGACAATAGTGATCACGTTAGCCGCAGAGGCATAGATCGAACCAAGGATGGTCGATTCAATAGCCATACGAAGCTTATTGATCATTTCGTTGATCAGCGCACCTTCCATGTCAACATCGATTGCAGAACGATCAATGTCAGTCACCCAATAAGCACCATTGAACGCATAGTTGATAACCAACTGAAGCGCAGAAGCCTGGATAGACTGCCAGTTCACATCACCATCGTTCGTGGCAGCGGAAACAACCACATCAGGAATCTGACGAAGGTTGACCGTGGTGCCAGGGCCGAGGATGTCACCCTCCCAGTTCGTATTGCACATGTAGTTAGTGATACTACCGGCATAGAACTTCTGGATGAACTGGAGAGGGTAAATCTGGGGCTTAAATGCCGAAAGATTGTTAAAAGAACTACCAGCGATATTACCAGCCATTTCGGTTCTCCTTACTCAGTCACAGGGTTGGTGTAGGGGATAAAGTTCATACCCAGGAAACCAACGTCGATTACAGCGCCAGTCGCGGCAGCGGTGGTGCCAAGGGTAACGAGAAGATAGTCACTAACAGTCGGATACCACTTCCAGGAAGCAGCAGTGGACATGAAGGTTCCAGTAGCCGCAGTCGAAACGTTGGCGAGATACTGGGAGGCGCTGGACGAATCACCAACGGAAACGGTCGAGGAAGCCGACCCCGCAGTGAGGACATACAGGTAAACGGTGAGGACCTGGGTTCCGAGGTCAATGACCTGGGTTCGGATAACATCCCCAGCAGTGGGAGTAAGGCCGCCCCAATCGGGCTGACCAACGAAGAACACGCGCCGTCGAACTCGGGGGGAGGGACCCTCCCAAAGCTGGTAAGCGCGATCAGGCAGGTAACCGGCACTGGAGCCAGTCGCGGCAGTGATCGTCAGATCAATAGTTGCCATGGTTTAATTCCTTTGAGTTGTTGTTATTTAGACATGTAGCGTTCAATACGGGCCATGAATTCATTGGCTTCCTGTAGCTTTGCAGCCCTAA